TTTGCCATTCCGGGTGAAACGTTCTGACTTGAAATTACATTACCTGTAACGGAGATGAAATCAGTTATACTTCTATCTCCACTTTCTCCTGTACTTCCACCCTCCCAAAAAAACATACCTTGTGTTGATGTGTCTGGATTTAGCAAGTTTTTACCCAATATTTTTTTTGCTTTCGATTTTGCAACTATATCAACATTTTTTATCTTTTCTTCTATTGTTGCAAATTCAGTATAATAAACTTTCCCAGTCCTTGTATTCCCTAATTCGATTTGCGTTAAACTTCTATTATCATAAGTAAATCTAACAAATGCATCTCCATCCTCATAAAGATATTGAGGTGTATTAAAAGAACGGATAAAATTTTTATACACATCATAAACACAATTTGCCATTCCAGCGGGTACATCTTGACTTGAAATTACATTACCTATGACGGGGATGAAATCAGTTATATTTTTATATTGATTATCACCTAATGAACCATCACCCCAAAAAAACACACCTTGTGTTGATGTATTCGGATTTAGCAAGTTTTTACCAACACTTTTAGTAGCTTTTGTAACTAAATCATATTTTACAGCTACATCCACCGGAAACGCCTTCAATCCTGTACTTGCCCACGCAGTTCCATTATAGCAGTAAACCACACCTTCTTCCTCTACCATTGCAGCCCAATCTCTTAATGGATTTGGGTAATTTGTTGCTAACGCTGCAAAATTTGCAACCGGAGGCTGATAAATTAAGCTAAGAGTGATCGGATTATTGGAATATAAATAATGATCTTTCATGAACCCGATGGTATCTTTCAATGCAGCCCCAACACGTTCACTATCGTTGTGGTGTTCTACCGTTTCAATTCTTATCTGTTCAGCCTGCGCCAAAAGTTGATCAACTGTTTTCATATTCTTTTTTTACACAAAATTAAACTTCAAATTACTTTTTAGAAAGGACATTATTTTAATCAAATCTACCCGCTTCCAATGCTTCCACAAATGGTAAATCGAAATTAAACGATAGTAAACCGCCATATAAACCGTGGGCTTTATTTTCCACAAAATTGAATTCTACACCCGATAAAACTAATGTTTTCAGGAATGGATATAAAGTCCGCTGTTTGCGGTCTGCTTTCATTTTCTTTACAAAATCTTCGGCCACACGCTCCATACGGTTCTTTACTTCCTGAATTTCTACAAAATCACCCGCACCGGCTTTGTCCAGAAACATAAGTTCGCAATAACGGCTTTTACGAGTTGAATCTTCCGATCCGGTGTAACTAACCGTCAGTTTATCCAGCGTAACCATCGGGAAGGTTATATTTTTCAATTCCTGAAACTGTTGATCGTCATTCAGCTGCAAGAAATGACAATCATCGTCCGAGTGTTTTATCTCTACATGTTTACGACAAAGATTTTCAACGTATTGCGTAAAATCGTCTAAAGTATTACTTTGCATTTTTATTGTAGTTTTTTATTCGGTTATTAATCGTTTTAAAAGCCAACAGACACGACATGCGGGTATATTCGTCGTAATGAATAATATCATCGCCAACCATGCCGTCAATAATGCCATTCCAGTCAGGACGGTTTGGTTTTGTTGGCTTCACATATTTTCGTTTAGCCTGACGATCTTCGGAATCGTCGTTTTGCTCAAAAACAAACGGGAACGACTTAGACAACCATTTGCGGATAAACAGGTAATTCAGAAAAATAGCGTACTGTGTTGATTTATCCACTTTTGCAGATACATACTTGTATTTTTTATCAAAGTCAATTGCTGTTATTCGTTCGCCTTTTTTGCCGTAAAGCGTAGTCACAAAGCGGCAAAGGTTCTCGGGCGTTGGCTGATTGGCATAATCAAAAAAATAGGTGTCGAATAACGCAAAATGCTCAATTGAAATATTGCGGAGTTTCGACTGTGGAGCCAACAAGTTAGTTCCCGGAATTTCCTGAATAAAAAACGAACTAACAACAGCCGTTGGATTCAGCGCAAAACCTGTAAGTTCGGTTAGTTTGTAAATCTCAAACTTTGAAAAACGTTTCGCCAGGTGTTTGCTTAATCCGAAAAAACGGGCTACAAAATCAATATCAGCCATCGGTTCAACGTGCATTTGCGCACACACCGAAAACTGCGTTTCGCTCAAATCTTCCCAGCGTTCAGGTACTTCAATGGCTTGTTTCCGATTGAATAACCCAAATGATCTATATTCAATGGTTATTTTTCTCATCCCCAAAATGCTTTTTTGTTGGAATTATCACGTTTAGGAACCTTGCTGGTAGTGGCTGTGTAGCCAAAATCAGCTTTCAGCATTCGTTCAGCTATTTTCCAATAGCTAATGGCGTCACTCTCGGCCATGGTAGCTTGCATTGTTTTATTGCTATCAGTTGCCGGATTAGTATAATTGGCATCGTCAGTGCTTTGTTGTGTGTCGAAAAACAGTCCTTTATCAGTCAAACTTCCTGTTTCACGGATTAGGCGGGAAACGGCATAAAACACCACTACCGGAATCAAGGCTTCACGGAGTTTCACAAATTTGGCATCGGGCGAGGTTTTGACAAGTTCTGTCAACAGTTCGGCGTATGTATCTCCCATACGTGGAGCCACAATGGTATTGACTACTGTACGAAGGTGTGGACGGAGCCTTAAATAAAGAATCCGGCTATTATTGATAAAGTAATAATTGTCAATGTCCGAAGCATTTCGGACAATATCCGTTTTGGCTGAAGTAAAGTTTGGCGAGGCGGAAAAATGCGCGAAAGTAGCAATGTTCACTTCTAGATACAACAGTAAATCATCCAATGCGTTGAAACCTTTTTCTTTCCATCCGTTTTTCAAGGCTTGTTCCTGGTACTTATACGGAGTTTTGGCAGTGTCCGATTCCTGACGGCGAATTCCGGCATCGGTAATCAACACATTCATTTCGGCATAATCGTACCAAAATGCCAGAAAAGCATTGGCACGTTGAGCCAACTGGACCAGTCGGGTTTGTTTGTCGGAAGGTGTGGTAGCTGCATAGTAGCCTATCAGGTCGGACGTCATGGTTTCGCCTAGTAGCGGACGGAGAAACATTTCGAAAGCATTGCGGATCGGTGCCTGCATCACGTCAAACGCCAGCGACTTGGCAACACTTACATACGGGCGAATTTCGCCTGCCGAATTCCATTTTGCTGAACTAAATATCATAAGCATAAGTTTTATGATACAAATTTCGGCAGAAAACTATGGTAGGAAAAGGACATAAAAAAAGCCTACCCTAGTGGTAGACTTTTATAAAATAAAGTTATAGGTTTATTATCCAATAGGTAGAATTTCAACTTTTTCTCCATTGAACTTCACACAGTAAACTACTTTTTGTTTCTCATCTTTTAGCATGATTATCAAAGTAGGATTAGCAGGAGTTTCAATGCCTTCGTAAGAGTTTTTCATGTGGCAGAAGTCAAGTATATTTTGACAAACATTTTTGTATTCATCTGCTTTATAAACATTCCAAATCGCAGCACTCATTATAGCCTGAAACTTTACGGGTTCAATAGATAACAAGTTTTCATTAATCAACTTATTAATTGCCTGAATTTTATCGGTTACGGTTGCAGTCATAGATTTGTTTTTTTACAAAGATAATAAGTTTTTCTGATACATTACCCAATGTGGCATTCCTTCAATAAATTCAAGTTCATAACCCATTTCGGTAAGTACTTCATTCAATGCTGTTATGCTCACTTCCACGCTTTCTCGGAGTTCATATTGAAGTTCCAGAGCCGTGCGGAACTCCTTTTGTTCAGTGGAACCGTTTGGCGCATAAATAGACTCAATAAATTTATGGAGAATAATAACTGAACTGTCCGGTTGCTCCGGTTTGCTTTCATCCTCATCAGGAATATAAAAGCCGATTTTTTTACTCATAATTGATTGTTTGTTTGACGTGTATGTACGGAAACGGCCGTACAAATCCCGGTCGTCAAACAAACAATCTCAGAGCAAGCTCAAAAAATTGAACGGAAAAATGTACAGCCGTCGTTTTATAATCGACAATTATGGCATAAAAAAAGCCCGTGAATAATGGGCAACGCTTTCAGTTGCTCTGTTTTTGTTTGTTTGACACTGCAAATATCAGAATATTTTTTGAATTTACAATGTGCTAATTTCAATCAACATCAAAATGAACCTTTTTACCAGGAATCTTATGTTTAAAATTCAGGTATTTGAAACTATCAAGGTAGATGACTCCTCCTATAAAATTACTCAAGCAACCTGCAAACAACAAGTAGTTAGGTTTATTATTCGAAGGTTGATTAAAGGCTCCATACATTGTCAATAAAGTACCTACATACATAAAAAACTGGCTTTTACGGGTTTCATGGTGAAACTGTGTCAAATTAAGTTCAATCCTATCTATTTTGGAATCCTGCAATGAATCAATTTTCTGAATAACTACACTTTTAATAGGTTGGTTATTATCTATGTGTTGAATACTATCTTGAGAAAAAGAATGTAAACATATCATAATCATTAAAGCTATCAATAAAACTTTCTTCATACAATTTTAATTTAATTGGTTTAAGGTACAAAGATATAAAAAAAATACCGCCGAACTTCACAGCCAGGCGGTACGAGTAACCAATAAAAATTATCATGCACAGAAAAGTTTATGCCAAGTTTTTTTGAGTGCCACTCCCTTTGTCAAGAGTTGTCAAAATCGTATTTCGGTAGCGAAGTTCCACGTCGGTATATCCATTGAAACGGAGCATAGTTTGGATTGGATCGAGTAAGTTCTGACGGTCTACCCATGCGTTGGCAATGTTTACCAGAAAAGCTTCACGGATATTGCTACCTCCCTGGTTGCCGGAGTAAACTCCTCCCGGCATTCCTGCACCAAGTACAGAAGGATTAATCATTAATGCAAATAGGATTTCGGAGTTGGCAGCTGCACTAGTTACCAACTTGTCACCTTCTTTCGATTTATTGTCTAATGCAGTGATTTTCCACTCTTCATCTACTTTACCTGTAATGTCGCTTACTGAATAATAAGTAAATAATGGTTTTTCGGCATTATCAGACCCAAGCAAGTTCAATTCTATATCATCCATATATAACTCAATGGCTGCCTGACGATCACCCGGCTTATCAAAATCAGTTTCAGGAAACTTTCTGTCCCAAAAAGAATAAGGTATCTGAATATGCCATTTCCATGTAGCCTGATTCTTATATACTTTCTGCAAGTATGAAGGTACTGATTTAGCAATATCAATCCAACCGGCAAGATATGCACTTAACCAGATAGGCTCTGAATAGGTATCGCGATTACTCCAGCTGTCACGAATCATCATTACGGTGCTCTGTTTGGTTTTCCCCTCGAATTTGCGAATATCCAAATCTAAATCAGGATCATATTCCAACAAGACATCGAAAATCTGAAACTGATCTTTAGCCGGAGATTCAGGAAACTTTCCTGAAACAACAATCTGCTCAAAACCATTGGCATCCCGTTCGCTTAATCTCCAAAAATAAGCGTTAATCGTGTTTAACCCGACTATTTTTGTACCGTCAATGTTTGGTATCAACTGAACGGCCGAAACACCAAATTTGAAATAATCACGTCCTGAGTTTTCCTGAAAATTACGAAACTTACGTGAGTTTAGTAATTGCTGAACTTCCGGATTTGGATAGGCTTCCAATATTTCGTTACCGTCAGCATCATAACCGGTAACTATACAGGCGTAAATACCTTGACCTAGCGTAAAGTTACGGATAAACTTTAGCCCAGAGTTAAGTACACTGGTAGAAGTTATTATCTTATCAGCCCATTGTGGAAAATCATTACTGGCATTCCAACTCAACAGGCGTACACCTGTCAGCGTGGTAAAGTCCTGATCCAGTTTAGTATCAACAACTTTTATCAATGCTTTCTTTTCCTCTTTAGTTATCCCTGCCGGTGCTCCGGTAGTGGAAGCAAAAAAACTATTCGAAGAAATCATTAAGGGTGCACCCTTATCATTAAATAATATTTCCATGATTTATAAAATTACTTCCATTCCATTATACTTCGTAAATGCATCAATTCCAACTGGGTAAACATGATCAATCGGATTCCCTTTTTCGTCGCATGGCTGAATACCACGTTGCCGGGCTTCACGCACATTATATCGCAATCCTCGCGATATTGCAAACGGGAAAAAATGAATGTATCCTTCCTTGTCCGAAAATTTGACAGAAAAAACACATCGGTTACCGTTAGGCAGCCAGCGGATATCTAACTCTTTCAACATCATGTTTCGCCGTATATGTGTTGGTCGATTTGCCATTAATTAAATGTTTCATCAAATTCAGGTGAGAATATGCGTGGTTTAATAAACTTTTTATACCTGGAACCTGATTGATTATTTTTAGCAAACCGATAACCGAACTCAATTACTTTCAATTCATCTTTCCGGCTGGTATCATTGAAGTTTTCTTCCAAAATAACAACCTCCTGCAAGCCGTATTCGTCGAGCAAACAAATCTGATCAGAGTTCAACATATCTTCCAACACCTCTAAATCTTCGTCAGATAGATAGCCGGTATTAGCGGTAAGCTTGTTCACCAGGTCACGGCTGATCGATACTTGTTTATTATCAATATTTCCAAAAGAGCGGGTCCATTTACGTTCACTTTTTTCTGATCCGGTACACGTAAATGTTTCCTGAGCTCCAAAGCAGTTCCTAAAAACAAAGGTCTTCTTATCCGGGTAATTCCTTTCATCCATGGTGAAACGGATAATGGAATCAGTAGAAACATAAATGTTGTAATAAATTAAATCAGCTTCAGTGCAACCGGCTAACGTAGCAATTACCGAAGGAGAAACATTTGTGTTGTAGATTTTTTCGGGTAAACTATAAGTCACAACGTTGTAAGTAGCTGCCAAATCGGCTGTTGTGCCTTTCCTTACCACATACGCTTTCAGTGTTCCGGTACCGTAAAATGAAATCCATTCCGTCCGACCAATGCCGGTGCTTTTATTCGTTGATCTCGAAAGTGGAATTTGCTTCAGCAACGTTACATCCAATGAGCCTAAGAAATCAACAATAGACTGATATATCGTTACATCCTTTGAAATTGTAGTAGTACCAATAATTGAAATGTTCAACAGAATACTTTCATAACCGGTATAGCCGTTCTGAGTCATAAAATCAGATTTATCAATCAGCAAAATAGCCAATTCACCAACTTCACGGATATAAATCTTTGAATCAGCATCCGGACTATAAACCTCTGAAAGAATCAGCGCACCTTGATACCGAATTTCCACAACGACAGGAGCGGTAACACTGTCAATCACAATGTCTCCATACTCAGAACTCAACCCGGATGTAGGAAAACGATTTTCTACCATATAACCAGTTTTTTAATAGTACAAATTTCGGCAGAAAAGAAGGGAAGTAAAAGGACATAAAAAAAGCCATAGACTATTTGTCATTGGCTCAGATACTCCAAATTATTTATTTTCAACTCTGCCCATTTTGGGCGTTTTCCGTCTTTTTGCTACTTTTTGACGGGACAAAAAGTAGTCGGAATAAGCGGATTCACCCCTCTGTATTAGAGACGTGAATACCCTTTTAAAGCTATCTAAATGATTTTAAACCGATAAACTTAACCCCTCAATCATTGTTAAAATTGCGGGGCTTTTGGTTCCCATGGCATTTAATAACTCTGTACTTACATTCTTTTCAATCACAATTTTGTTTTTTAAAACTGTAACTTTCACAAAATCACCCAATTCAAAACCGTATTTTTTTAAATATTCACCTTTGATATTAATTGAAGATGTATATTTATTCCCTTGCGTGGCTCGGCATACTGTTAAAAGTTTGTCCATATTATTTGGCTGCGCTTGGTTGTACCTGATTTTCTGAAAAAACAAAACAAAGCGGGTAAAATTCCGCTTCTTTTTCTTCGCTCTCAGGGGTTATTCCCTCTTGCTTTTTATCCATTTTCTTTGGACTCCCCCACAATAATAAAGCGTGTTCCCCTTTTTTTACGCTCATATTAATGTCATTCCATTGGTGAATTGTTTTAAGTTCTTTATGCCCTGATTTGCTATACATCTCAATTAACCCCTCGTTAACCGTGTCATACTT